CGAATCCAATTATGTTCGTTGTTTGGGGTTGCTCCGTATGGCAACCAACATCCGTAGGAACTGGCTCCTCCGAGGACGACGTGATTTCCTAAGTGTGTGTATGTTGCAGGCCAGGTTACTGACCCTTCGAGAGCGGAGTGTTCGAGGAAGGTGTTGATACGTTGATATGGTTTAAGTAGGCGACGAAGGCGGCTTCGTAGTTTTGCTTTTTGTCGGCGTTTGTGGACTCCGCGCTTGGTAGGCTTTTTGCGTGTATAGAGGCTTCTGTATTCTGTTCTTGGAGGAACGATGAGGGCGTCAATCGCGTTACGTTGTGGAACGGATGTTCGTTGGCGCTTGTATTGGTTGTAGACAGACTTGATGTACTTTCCGGTTCGGTAGCCCGCTTTGGCGGCTGCGACATAGTTTGCAACGGTTCCGTATGGGCGTTTACGTGGGGGCATGGCATTGGGTAAATGAATACTAGGCGGAGGTGTTATAATACACTTTTGTGTCACCGGGCCGAGGTGGATGTAAGGTGACGGTATAGTATTACCCGTCACCTTGGCCCTTGGCCCTGTTACACAGGGTCAGAATTAGCAAAGTATAAAAGGGGCAGTCTGTCCGGCGGGAGCTGGACGGACAAGATGCCATCGGGAGCGAAACATTGGTTTTACACGTTGAACAATCCAACGGATGAGGAACGGGCGGAGCTTAGCGTGGCAAAATTTCAGGAACGAAAAGTTTTGTATTCGGTTTACCAGTATGAGACGGGCGAAAGCGGCACGCCTCATTTTCAAGGCTATATGTATTTTGAAGTTCGCCGGTCGCCAGCGTATATGAAAAAATGGTTTCCTCGAGCGCATTGGTTGATAGCAAGAGGAACTCCAGAGGAGTGCAAGAAGTACTGTACGAAGGAAGAGGGTCGATTAGAAGGACCTTACGAGTACGGAAACCTACCGAAAGGTAAGGGTAGTCGTACGGATTTAGAGGCGTTTCGTTCAGAGATATCGGAGAATCCCGTGGATGCTAACGAATTGTGTGATAGGTATGGTGATGTGTACGCCAAGTACCCAAGATTCTGTAGGGAGCTTAACGAGTACCATACGCGGAGGCGATACTTACAAACGCTTGCGGCCTTTGTCCCCAGAGTGGGGTGGCAGACCGAGCTGGTGGCCACCCTCAGAGGTCCAATTGATAGTAGAAAAGTTGTGTGGATTTGGGAGGCAACTGGAGGCGTTGGAAAGTCTTTTTTCTGCCGGAATTTCAGGGACGGAGTCGGGCGACTCGGATACTATGTGACAGGCGGAAAACATGCGGATATTCAGTATGGGTATTCGGGCGAGTCTGTGGTCTATTTCGATTGGGCGAGAGATCATGAAGAGAATTTTCCGTATGCTCTGGTAGAGCAATTCAAGAATGGATATTATTTCTCGCCGAAATATGAGTCGCGTTCGAGGTTATTTGAACCTCCGCACGTAGTTTGTTTTGCTAATTTTCCGCCTAATACTGGCAAGTTGAGTCAGGATAGGTGGGATATTAGACCAATTGATGAATAAATTTACGAATTTGATTTCTTATATATATTGTTTTATACGAAAAAATAAAAATATAGGGTCAGACTATATGTAAGAATTGCTAGGGCGTTAGCCCGTACAGCGCTCGTAGAGCGCAATATAGGGACTAAGCATTTGTCGGGATATTGGGTAGAGCTCTGTGGCCTCCGAATACTGTTCCTTCGTCTGCACCGAAACCGGCTTTTGAGATGGGTTTGAAGTGAGTGATTCTTGAAAAGGTAACTTTGGCGATAAGTTGGTCGGCTACCCATGCGTAGTCGACTGCTGTAGGATGGATAATGAGGAGCCAGAACATGGTTTTGCCCTTAATTGCGTAGGAAGGTTGTTGTTTAGCCCAGTCGACCCCTTTGACGCATTTCATTTTAAGTTGTTTGAAGTCGAGGTGGTTTAATGATATGCGTTCTTTGGCGATTAATTTCCAGTAACTGCCGAATTCAGCGATATTGAGGGGAGTGAGGTATTTATGGTAGATGTCGATAGATCCGAAGACGTTGTTGGCATCTTGAACATGCGTGCAGCATGTTTCCCAGGTTGTTTTGGGGTCTCGGTAGAGAACGTCGCTGATATTTTGTTTGGCGACGAAGGTATACGCGTCGATAACCATTCCATCTGTTCCGGATAGGTTTCGGATGGTAACTGTGTGCTGTTTGCTAGTGACTCGTATAGGGATAGTGTCCTGTATCGGTACTTGGTCTGTTCCGTCGATGCGTGTTTGGATGCTGTCGAGAGCTTGGCGAATCCAATTATGTTCGTTGTTTGGGGTTGCTCCGTATGGCAACCAACATCCGTAGGAACTGGCTCCTCCGAGGACGACGTGATTTCCTAAGTGTGTGTATGTTGCAGGCCAGGTTACTG